CCCTACAGTACTCCCGATGGAGTATTTGACCTTGCCGAATATGGAAGTCTTATCGACTGGAGAGATAACGTTTTGTTTGGATCCCTCGGAGGTAAGTGAAGGAAAGCAGTGGGCTGCGCCCGGCAGGGTTGGTCAGTCTAGCCCCACCTGGGCCCCTCCCAGAGGGACCCACTCCCAGGTGGTGCAGAGACTGCCCTTTCGCAATTATTATGCTGATTACTGATACTAGGCAGACGAAAGTCCCTCATCTTATTCGGACCTACTAGATTGGGAAAGACTGTGTGGGCCAGATCTTTAGGCAGCCATATGTACCACGGGGGCCTGTTTAGTGCCGGAGAGGCACTAGACAACCCCCAGGCTGACTACGCGGTGCTGGATGACATTGCGGGCGGGATTAAGTTCTTCCCGCGATATAAGGATTGGCTAGGATGTCAAATGCAATTTCAGCTGAAGGTCCTTTACAAGGAGCCTAGTCTATTTGATTGGGGCAAGCCTTGCATTTGGTGCTCTAATGTGGATCCACGCATTGGCATGGACCCGGTGGATATTGATTGGATGGAAGGAAATTGTATTTTCGTGGAGATAACCACTCCTATTTTTCATGCCAATACAGAGTAGATGTGGAGGTGATACTCAACAAATCCGACGAGGTTCCACCTATTCCCGACGTGATGATGTCAACGATAAAATAGTCTCCCATGCCCTGCCTGGAATCCACCGAATAAACATTTGTTGATTCTCCTGACCCCGCCTCATCGTCATCGTAAACAAGATTATGATTCATCGAGTGATAGAGTTTGCGCTCCTTAACAACGCCGTTGCCGTTGCCTGATAGGATCTTGAAAGTTTTGTCGAACTTTACGTTGACGCGTGTTGTGTCAACAAAGGCGGTGATTGGGTCGGCCCAGTCTTGGCCCTGTTGACCCCTGAACAAAAGGGCGTACTGCCCGTTGATAGTTGCACTCTGTGAGTTGACGAACCCGTTCAGCCACAACCTCTCATACCCGTTGCTGGTGCTAACGTAGGGGTTGGTCGACTGTGTAGGGGTATCGCTGGGCGACGCGTTTGTGAAAAACGTTGGGCCTCGTACTGTGAAACAGATGCGGCGATGGAACCAAGGTAGGCCCGATGACGTCTGGATACGGAGGTGTTCGGAGAACCCGACCATGTAGCATGTTGTTGCTGAGCGCGAGGCTTGATTCCTGCCCAATGAATCCGAGTTAAAGGATTGGGCAGTGGGGCAAAAGACAAAAATGCCGCTGGTTGGGGCGTTGACGAAGGCACTGCCGATTTGGACAGATTGTGACGCGCCTGATGAAGCCGTGTTCGACCATGACAGCATGGTGTTACGCTTTTTTGTCGACGTCACGTTGAGGATCCTTTTCTGCGTAGTCTTTCCACCATACTTCTTTTTGCCATAGCTTCTTCGCCGTCGTGAAACACGGGCTGGTTTCCGTGCACGACCAGTGTACCCTGGGGGGTTGGATGCTTGGCTGTAGCGCTTCCTTCTTCGAGTGTAGCGTGCCATTTTGTTGAGACATGTCTCAGAATTGTTGGGACAATTGTTGGGGGGACCGAAGTACTTATAGTCCTTCTGTGTCCTGTGTCCTGTTGTATAATATTAGTTTCCAACAGGACTTCGAGGACACAATAATGCCAAGCATCTCTTTCTGCGCTCAGCACTTCTTACTCACTTACGCTCACTCCGAAGGCAACGATGTCAAACCCGAGTTGGACCCCCACCGAATTGTTGAGGTCCTTGGAGACCTTGGAGCTGAATGCATTGTCGCACGCGAGCATTACCCAACGGGTAACGGATTTCACCTCCATGTGTTTTGCTCTTTCGAACGGCGCTTTCGAAGTCGAAAGGTTGATGTATTCGATGTCGACGGTTACCACCCGAATGTTGAACCAAGTCGAAAGAATGCGGTTGGAGGCTACGATTATGCGACTAAGGATGGCGAAGTTGTCGCTGGAGGTCTCGAACGGCCGAGCGGAGTTAGCGGCCGAAGAAGCACTTCTAAATCTGCGGATGCGTGGGCAGAAATCGCAGCTTCAGAGTCTCGTGAAGAGTTTTGGAGACTTTGCGAAGAGCTGGATCCTAAATCTATGGTGTGCAATTTCCCAGCCCTTACGCGATTCGCCGATTGGAGGTTTCGACCAGTCAAGCTACCCTACAGTACTCCCGATGGAGTATTTGACCTTGCCGAATATGGAAGTCTTATCGACTGGAGAGATAACGTTTTGTTTGGATCCCTCGGAGGTAAGTGAAGGAAAGCAGTGGGCTGCGCCC